AGTAGTTCATTTATATAACAAATATGAAGAACTACCATTGGCTACAACAGGTTGCGATAGTTACGCATCGTGGCATCCAGGATTTAAGCATCTAAGTCCTATGATGGATGCACAAGATGTTATTAATCAAATGGAAGATTTGATTCCTAATAATACATGGATGCAACCCGATGGGCACGATATCCATTTAGTCATTACAGGTGGTGAACCTTTGCTAGGTTGGCAAAAAGTTTATCCTGAAATTATTGGTCAGTGTCAAGGTAACGGTTTAACAAACATTACATTTGAAACTAACGGAACCCAGCGTCTAAGTCAAGAATTTTATGCTTGGTTAGAAGATGTTGGTGCGCCTGTTAGTTTATTTACATTTAGTATTAGTCCAAAACTAAGCTGTAGTGGCGAAGCCTGGGCAGATGCTATCAAACCAGAGATTGTTGCAGAGTATGAAAATATTGGTAACGCATATCTTAAATTTGTTGTAGCCACAGAAGAAGATGTAGAAGAAGTTGATCGCGCAGTAAAAGAATATAGAGATGCTAATTTTACAGGACCGGTATATCTAATGCCTGTAGGCGGAACTGAAGATGTATACAACTTAAACACAAAACAAGTAGCCGAACTTGCTATGAAACGCGGTTATAGATATAGCCCGCGTCTACAAGTTGATATTTGGCGAAATGCATGGGGGACTTAAAATGTTTTTTTTCACTTGTCTAGTACTTGGTTGGGCAATAGTATTATTTTTAATATTTGGTTTCTTGAAGGGAATTCCAAACAACTCTGCTTGTACTGGTAATTGTAGACAAGGACGAGACTGTAACTGCATGGAAAATAAAAATGAAAAAATTGATTAAAAAACTTTTTGGCATAGATAAGATCGAAGCTCAAAGAGCAGAAGCATTGGCCGCGGCAGAATTGGCAATGAATACTGCTAAGGAAGCCGAGAAAGCGGCAGAATTGGCTAAATCTAGTCCAAAGGAACGTGCCACAGCTCGAGGCGAGCCTTACGTATCAGTTTTGGATACACATGTAAACAAAGATAATGTGCGTAATGGCTTTTTTGAGCTTGACTGGAATGATATGTTTATAGTACAATTAAAGGAAGCTGGATACGGATATGACGGAGATCCAGATGAGCAGATCGTCGATAGATGGTTTAGAGATTTAGCAGGTAATATGCTAGCCGAAGCTGGTGTAGCAGAACCTACTAAGACCATCGGCGGTTATATTAACGTAAACAGATTAGGAAACGGCAAAGCCGAAATTGAATGACATACATTATTGTTGATACTGCTAACACTTTCTTCCGTGCTAGACACGTTGTTCAAGGCTCTGCCGACATTAAGTTGGGCATGGCCTTTCATATTACACTTAACAGTATCAAGAAAGCGTGGAACGATTTCGGTGGTAGCCATGTAGTGTTCTGTCTCGAAGGTCGTAGCTGGCGTAAGGACTATTACAAGCCCTATAAGGCTAATCGTCAAGAAACCCGCGATGCTATGACAGAACGTCAACAGGAAGAAGATAAATTGTTCTGGGAAGCGTTTGACGAATTCAAGAATTTTATTACAGAAAAGACCAATGCTACTGTGATGCGTCATGAAAATTTAGAAGCCGACGACTTAATTGCGGGCTGGATACAGGCGCATCCAGATGCTAAACATGTTATCATTTCAACAGACGGAGATTTTGCACAGCTTATTGGTCCTAATGTAAGTCAATATAATGGTGTAGGAGACTTACATATTACACATGAAGGAATCTTTGATGCCAAAGGTAAACCCGTTAAAGACAAGAAAACAGGCGAGCCCAAGCCAGCACAAGATCCAGAATGGATGCTATTCGAAAAATGCATGCGTGGTGATACCAGTGATAATGTCTTCTCGGCGTATCCAGGTGTGCGTACTAAAGGTTCTAAAAACAAAGTTGGTCTTATTGAAGCGTTCGAAGACCGTAAAGCCAAAGGATTTGCATGGAACAATCTCATGTTACAGAGATGGGTTGACCACAATGGACAAGAACACAGAGTCCTAGAAGATTATCAACGTAATGTACAACTATGCGACTTAACTGCACAGCCAGACGATATTAAAGAAAAGATTAAAGAAACAATCGAAGCTAACGCCAAACCAAAAGACGTTAGCCAAGTTGGTATCCGTATGCTTAAATTCTGCAATGCATGGGATATGAAAAAGATTGCAGACAACATACAATCTTATGCAGAACCTTTCCAAGCAAAATACCCAACAACATATATTCAACTAGAGGATTAAAATGGCAAAATTAAACAAATTAGCAAAAGTAAATGAATCGATTACAATCAATCGTTACGACAACGCATGGATGGTGGAAATTGGTGGACGTGACAAGAAAGAAGATTGGAAGACTACTAAAACGGTCTGCAACACAGAAGAAGAATTAATTGTGTTGATCAAAGAATACAACACAATGGATTTGGATAATTAAGGAATAAATCATGGCAACTTGGACTATTAGTACATATTATAAAAAATCTTGTCAAGAAAATGAGTATTGGTCTCAAAAGAATGGTGATGGTAAAATTACGGTTGTTAATGGTTTCCGTTATGGCGAATGGACTGTAGAAACTACAGACGACAATCCTCCCGAGTTCGAGTTTGTAGAAGTACCAGGTGGAGATGGCAAGCGAGACAGTATCAATATGTGCGACTGTGAAGTCAATAATATCGAAAGTGTCGATCTTAACGAAATGTATGACGGCGGTTGTTGGTATGATGTTGAGATCGAAGGACTTAACGAAGAGGAAGAAGAAGAGATTCAAGAATTCATAGATGAAAATAGCATCTATGAATTAGAAGAACGCGAAGACGATCCATGGTACCAAAATGACACAGAATGGTGGGTTTGGGGACCAATCGAAATTAAAAATGAAGCAGGCGATACTGTTCGTATTATCTGTGCAGATGCTGACGGCAATGTCATAGATTTCGCAGAAGAATGAGAGATAAATACGTACATTACTCGGGTGCCGTCAGGGCCCAAGTAATACTAAGGAGAAAAAAATGACCGAAATACACGCCAAGCCAATTGTGGATGGTAAGTTTTGGATCGTAGAGCAAGACGGCACTAAGATCGCAACACTACACAAGAAAGAAAATAACAAGTTTGTACTATCAAGTACTAACGGTGAAGTAATGTTTAATCGTAAACAAGATCTCACCAAACAATTTGGAGAAGGGTTTTTTCTGCCCGGAACCAAAATCAAAGTTACAACAGCGGAACCCAACGAATGTCACGGGTTTCCTACCAGCGTAAAACCCTATAATAGCATGTATGATGTTAGGAATAAATTACCGTTATTCACTAAAAGCAGTGCTAGTAAGAGTTTATATTGTGCAGGATATTATACAATTAAATTCAATAAAGGATGGGTTAAAAGCTGGTGTCCAAAATTGATTACTCTAGAACGCAATCCTTACAAAGGACCTTTTAAGACTGAGATAGAAATGAAACAGGTACTGTCTAATGTCAAATCAGATTAATCTTGCACCAATCACACAGTTCGTGCAGACTCTGAGAGCCGCTGAATTGGGGCAACAAAAAGAAGTGAAAATTCCAATTCAGCAGGCTCGATTACTTAATTTAGTGCTCACCGAGATGCAACAAAAATTATTGCAAGATTATGAATCCTTATATTCTAATCTAAAAAATAACAGCAGTAATGATGTAGTGCAGATAAATTTAGACGGTGGTGGTTTTAGCGATAATTAAGATAAATATATACGTACTTATTTGGATACGTATATATTATGTCTAGACCTAAACCACGAATACTTCTTGAAAATACTAACAAGAAAACCTGGAAATCTGAGCAAATTCTTGAAGCTGAAGCGATTTGGGCAGTTTTTTATAAAAATGAGCCGTTCAACCTAAAAAGTTTTAACAGCCTCACAAGTTATCCCGGACCAAAGTATAAGAAAGTTTCTTTTTCAAATCCTGGCCACGCCCATAATTTGGCAAAGAAATTGAACCTTACTTTCGGTACAGAGGATTTCCAAGTTGTCAAATTAACACAGGGCACCATTGTGAAATGATTACTAGAGACGCTCTTACACGTATTTTCCTACAGCAATGGGGTAAGAGCACAGACGACATAAATGTTAAAATGTTTAGTCGTAAATGGTGGCAAAGTACCCGGGCGGGAAAACAAACCAATTTTCGGTTAAGCGATGAAGGTTATGAATTTTTGGTTCAAGAATTGGAATTAAAAGAATACGAAATTCCATTTACCGATCCTATAGAACTCAGTCCCCAAACTATTATATTTTTGGAAAGATATGTAGATTGCCCTTACTATCTTACTCCAATGTCAATTACTGTATTTTCCGAACGCAAGAGTTTTGAGCTAATGTTGTTTAGTGACGACATACGCAAATTTGGTTTGATTAAGGCTATGAACGAACGCGAAAAAGAATTATCAGATTTACCAAAATCTAGTTAAAACCAGTTGACTAAGTGGCCGTCCTAGCGTATAATACATGCATAGACAGCGTTATTCGTAACACACTTTTTTAACTAAGATAGGAAGCAAAATGGCAGAAATCTCCAGTCGCACAGTTGGCCCAAGCGGTGCTAAAAAATCTTTGCGCAAAGCATTCAAAAATCAACGTCCGATCTTCCTATGGGGTCCCCCAGGTATTGGTAAGTCAGACATTATTAAACAACTCGGTACTGAGTTAGAAGCTCATGTCATTGATGTACGTTTGAGCTTGTGGGAACCTACTGATATCAAAGGTATTCCATATTTTGACAGTAACGACGGCACTATGCGTTGGGCACCTCCAAGCGAATTGCCAAGTCAAGAATTGGCTAGTAACCACAAGCAAGTCATTTTGTTCTTAGACGAAATGAACAGTGCGGCTCCTGCTGTACAAGCGGCGGCATATCAATTGATTTTGAACCGTCGTGTTGGCACTTACCATTTGCCTGACAATGTTGTATTGGTTGCGGCTGGTAACCGTGAAACTGACAAGGGCGTTACATTCCGTATGCCTGCTCCGTTGGCTAACCGTTTTGTTCACTTGGAAATGCAAGTTAACTGGGACGAC